ATTAAAGATTCGTCTATTCTTGCTAAATCCAAATTCTTTAATGAAAAGGATATGATACCAACTGATGTGCCAATGGTCAATGTGGCATTATCAGGTCAACTAGATGGCGGGTTAACTCCTGGCCTTACCATGTTGGCAGGACCTTCTAAACACTTTAAAACTGCATTTGCTCTTTTGTTGGCATCTTCTTATCTAAAAAAATATAAAGATGCAGTTTGTTTATTTTATGATTCGGAATTTGGAACACCACAAAAATATTTTGAAACTTTTAACATTGACATGAATCGTGTTCTTCATACACCACTTACTGACATTGAAGAATTAAAACACGATGTGATGAATCAATTACAAGGCTTGGATAAAAATGACAAAGTGATTGTTATCATTGATTCCATTGGTAATTTGGCATCACGCAAAGAAGTTGAAGATTCACTCGAAGGCAAATCTGTTGCAGATATGACCCGTGCTAAACAAATCAAATCATTGTTTCGTATGATTACGCCGCACCTCACAATTAAAGATGTACCAATGGTTGTAGTAAATCACACATATAAAGAGATTGGTATGTTTCCTAAAGATATTGTTGGTGGTGGCACAGGTTCTTACTACTCAGCAGATACCATTTGGATTCTTGGTCGCCAACAAGATAAAAATGCTGGCGAAGTAACAGGCTATAACTTTATTATTAATGTAGAAAAATCTAGATTTGTAAGAGAAAAATCTAAAATTCCTGTTACAGTATCATTTGAAGGCGGAATTCAAAAATATTCTGGCCTTTTAGAGATTGCGATTGAAGGAGGTTTTATTCAAAAACCGTCTCCAGGTTGGTATTCAAAGGTTGATCAAAAAACAGGAGAACTTGGCGCAAAATTACGAGAAACAGACACCAACTCTAAAGACTTTTGGAAAGATATTTTAGACGATAAAAAGTTTAAAGAATTTATTAAACAAAAATATTCCATTTCGTTTGGTTCTATTTTACAAGAAGAAGAAAATGAAATTACTGCCTGAGAAAAAGTGGCCTGTTGAAGGTGAGGATTATGGATTTATTGACATGGATGGTGTCGATAAAGTTACTTCTATTCGTATATTAAAAGGTAAATTTGAAGGCGTAGTTTATCACTACGGTACGATTGAAGTGGTAGAAGAAGATCCTCCGAGAATTAAATTTGATTATTTCTTGGATAATCCAGGTAAATTTGAATTTAAAGACTTGCAATCAAATAAAAAATTTGATACAATGATGGGTGACATATTAGTGTCTATTTTTGATAACAACCTTCTGAAAAAGAAAGAACTAGATGACAAGGCTGGAACAGACGATACTGAAGAATTTAATTTACAATGAAGCATTTACACGCAAAGTAATACCGTTCATTCGTTCCGATTATTTTTCTGATGATGCAGAAAGAATTGTTTTTAAAGAAGTTTTTGAATTTACCAACAAATACAAAAACCTTCCATCACACGAAGCACTTGTAATTAATCTCACCGAAAGTAAATCGCTAACTGAACCTCAAGTTAAGTCGGCGATTGAACTTCTCAATGTAATCAAAGAAACAAAAGATGAAACTGTAGAGTTGGCATGGATTTCTGAGCAAACAGAAAAGTTTTGCCAAGATAAAGCCATCTACAATGCCATCATGGAGTCTGTGCATATCCTTGATGACAAAAACTCCAAAAAATCAAAAGGAGAAATACCAAAGTTATTGAGTGATGCTCTTGGTGTTTCATTTGACAGTAATGTTGGTCACGATTATATGCAAGACTTTGATGATCGATATGATTTCTATCATCGTGTAGAAAGCCGTGTTCGCTTTGATTTGGATATTTTCAACAAAATTACAAAAGGCGGTCTACCAGTTAAAACTTTGAACATCGCACTTGCTGGTACTGGTGTTGGTAAATCATTGTTTATGTGTCATATGGCTGGCAGTTGTTTGTCACAAGGCCATAATGTTTTGTATATCACATTGGAAATGGCAGAAGAAAAGATTGCAGAACGAATCGATGCAAACTTATTGAATGTTGATTTCAATGAGCTACATACAATGAGTAAGAATGATTATGAACGCAAGTTTGAAGCACTTAAAGTTAAAACACATGGCAAGCTAATCATCAAAGAATATCCAACTGCAAGTGCTTCATCATTACACTTTCGTGCTTTATTGAGTGAGTTGGCTTTGAAAAAGAGTTTTAAACCAGATATTATCTTTATTGATTATTTGAACATCTGTGCCTCTGCTCGAATCAAACCTGGCGGTAATGTGAACAGTTACACTTATATCAAATCGATTGCTGAAGAACTGCGTGGTCTTGCTGTAGAAAATAATCTACCAATTGTTTCTGCGACACAAACGACAAGAAGTGGTTTCACCAATTCTGATCCTGGTTTGGAAGATACAAGTGAATCATTTGGTCTGCCTGCAACTGCCGACTTTATGTTTGCTTTAATTACAAATGAAGAACTAGAAAGCCTGAATCAAATACTTGTCAAACAATTAAAGAATCGTTATTCTGATCCAAATGCCTTCAAACGATTTGTTGTCGGTGTTGATAGGTCTAAGATGAGATTGTATGATGTGGAAGAATCAGCACAACAAGGCATTACTGATTCTGGTCAAGATGAAGATCCAGGCCCAATCAATACATTTGGTAATCGTGAAGGTAAATTTAATCGTAACTTTGGCGGCTTAAAAGTATGAGTTTGAATTATGATCAGGCCTTACATTGTGCTAAGGTCTTTGAAGATTATTTTGGCGATTTCAATCGCATTGATGAATATATGCGTGAGCAGAAACTAAACTCTCTTGCTGAGTTGCCTTTTGCTCTACCTGGTTGTGGACCTGAAGCAGATTTATTTGATGACTTCACTATAAACCCACAAGACATGGAGTTTGAAGTTGTTGAATTAGAATCAGCAAGATGGCAGTTATATTTGGATATAATTTCATCACACAACAACCTTAGTAGTCCTGGCCGAAATATACGCCTTGCTGTAATGGAAAAGAAAACGAAGAAGTGGGTTGGTTTTATTCGTCTTGGTTCTCCAACGATTATGATGAAACCAAGAAATGAACTTCTTGGTTGTGTAATGACAAACGAACTAGAAACAACAAAAGCTTTCAATCGGGCTTCAGCTATGGGATTTGTTATTGTGCCAGCACAGCCTTTTGGTTTCAATTATCTTGGCGGAAAGTTACTTGCAGGTATCTGTTGTTCACATGAAGTAAGAGAGATGCTGGACAAAAAATATAATATGAATACTTGCTTGTTTGAAACGACCAGTTTATATGGCACCACAAAAGCCGTATCACAGTACGATGGTATGAAACCTTATTTGCGATTTGGTGGTGTAACTGAATCCAATTTTCTACCAATGATGCACGGCAAACCTTATGAAGATTTAAAGAACTATGTTGAAGATATTGTAGGCGAATTTGTTCCTGCTGATGCAAGTAGTCGTAAACTTAAAATTAGTACCACAATTATTGCTATGACCAAATCAGCATTAAAGAATCATAAAAGTGATTATGACTTGTTTATGAACACTATTGAAAAGGCCAAAGGTTTGACTGAAAGAAAACGATACTATTATTCAAACTATGGCTTTTCCAACTTTAAAGATGTGGTACTAGGAAAGATAGATAAACTTGTACCAGACAAGGAAAACTACGATAAACACCACTTAGAAAACATCGTAGAGTGGTGGAAAAAGAAGGCTTGTAGTAGATTTACAACACTTCAGACAGAAAATCGACTGAGAACAGAGATAGAAGTTTGGACTGGTGATAAGGAGATTGACATTATCAGATAGTCGTGGTAGGATAAATACATGAATATGAAAATTCCTACTAAAGTCAATACTGATAATTCAAGTCAATCTGGTGCTGGTGCAGAAGTGACCGCATTAGCAGAATCTTTGCAGGCATATGCTTGTGCAACTAGACAACATTATGGTAAACCTCTTGGTGATATATCTCAGGTTACAGAAAGAACAATCGCTGATGCTGATTGCGATAGAACACTAAAACAATGTATGAAAGGCCTCGATGAAAAATGGTTTCTCAGTATTGTAAAAACAGCAAATAAAATTTTTGAAGAAGTACCTAGTGCTAAAACAGGAAAAAGATTTAAATTTTATCGTGGTGGTAGATTTGTAGATTCCATTTACGGTCAATGGAGACAATTTAAAAAAGATAGTGGCATTTCTGGTGATGACAAATGGAATCCTGCTGATATTTGGATGGCTAAAAAAGATTTTAGATTGAAAGAAGGATGGCCAACACTTAGAGATTATAACCGTTACATTTATGATGAGTTTGCAAAAACCAATTTGATTGGCATTTCTTTAAAAAAGTTAGACCCAAAAGCAACTGAAGCACATTCTAAGATTTTTAATAATGGTAAACCACTCATAGCACAGTTTAGAGGGATAAAACTCGGCGCAAATATGTTTGATTCAAAAGATATTTACATACAATATAAATCAGAAGGTGTTGATGGCGAAATTCAATTTCGTAATTTTTCTAGTAGACCACAACCATCTTCTTGGCAAGGAGAAATTAAAGGTAAAAGTGCTGCAGGCGGAAAAATTGGTGGCGGAGTTATAATGTCTGGTGCTATAGAATCTGGAGTTCCTAGAACGAAATTGACACAACCCAATCAAGTACCAATTGAAAAACCAAAAGATTCTGATTTCAAAGAATTTGCTACAATGTTTAAATACTTGTCAAAATCTAAAGACAGTTTAGATAGTTTAATAATGCAAGCAAAAGCTGGTCATAGAAAAGATAAAACTTGGTGGATGTCCAAATATCTTGGAATTAGTTTAGTATACGCAGTATTGCAATCTAAAAAAGAAGATGATTTTTGTAAATACATTTTTGAATATGCTTCATCTGCTACAAAAAACAGTAGTATTTTTATAAAGTATAGCTAATGAATTTCACAGAATACTTAACAGAAGGTAAAGAAGGTAAGAATGTTCACCTTGAGCATATTGAGGATGAAGTTCTAAATTTTGGCATATCTGGTGCCAGGTCTGCCATTAACTTTCTACAATCACTTCGCAATATGTTGGCAGGTAATGCCGAATCAAAAGTAAATGTTACGACCAAATGGGATGGTGCGCCTGCTATTTTTGCTGGTGTTAATCCTGAGAATGGTAAATTCTTTGTTGGCACCAAAGGCGTATTCAATGTCAATCCAAAATTAAACTACACAGATGAAGATATTGACAACAATCATCCAACAGAAGGCCTCAATCAAAAACTCAAAGTAGCCTTGCGTTATCTACCAAAACTTGGCATCAAAGGTGTCTTGCAAGGTGATATGATGTTCACAAAAGGCGATATTAAGAAACAAGTTATTGGTGGTGAATCATACATTACATTTCAACCAAACACGATTGTTTATGCGGTGCCTTCTGATATAAAATTGGCTCGTTCAATGCTAGATGCACAGATTGGTGTGGTGTTTCACACATCATACACAGGTAAAAAGATGCAAGATATGAAGGCATCTTTCAATGTTGACCTTGGAGGTCTTACAAATACCAAAGATGTTTGGTTCCGTGATGCTTCATTTGTAGACACTTCTGGTTCTGCTACATTCACAGAAGAAGAAACGAAACAACTTACCACAATACTTTCTTTAGCAGGTCGCACATTTCAAAGCATTTCATCGATGACTTTGAATCGTATAGCCTCTAACGAAATAATTAAAACTTACATTAAGACTTTTAATAATGCTAAAGTGCGTGAAGGTAAAAAGATTAGTAATACAAATCAGCACACATTAGAATTGATTCGCTGGGTTGAGGCGAAGCTAAATAAAGATATTGCTGATGTAAAGAAAGAAGAAACAAAGAGAAAACGAATTGCCGCTAAAACAGAACTCATGCGGTTCTTCCGTCAAAATGCAGCACAATTACGATCCATCTTTGATTTACAGAATCTATTAGTAGATGCAAAACTGATGATTGTTCGTAAGTTAGAAACAGTCAAATCAATTGGTACATTTGTAAAAACAGATGATGGATTTAGAATTACTGCACCAGAAGGTTTTGTTGCGGTAGATAGATTAAAAGGTAATGCAGTTAAATTGGTTGACCGTTTAGAATTTAGTCAAGCAAACTTTAATGCAGCAAAGAATTGGGACAAATAATGACTTACAATATCAACGACATTCTCAAAGAATATGGTGAAGACGATTTTGGCTTTACTACGGTCGATGAAGCTGAATATCAAGCAGTTATTGCAGAAAAAGATGAAACAGTAGAAGAATACAAAGCAAGGCTAGATCAAGTAGAAAAAATTATTATGCCTTTTCTAACCAATCTATATAAGTCTGCTAGTCAACCATACATTCATTGGCCAAATCGTGGACCAATCATTGAAAAACAAATGCAAAAAATATTAAAGTTGACGAGGGGTTAATGTTTAAAAGCAAGGTAGATGAAGCCGCTTATGTTGGCAATATTGGTGCGATGGAAATGTTTAAGTTTCATCAAAAGGCCAACGAAGAACAAAAGAAGAAGCTTCAACAGCATCTAAAGAATAAAGATACACAAGGCGCTTGGAAACATATTCAGTCTGTTACCAATGTAAAACTCCATAAAAGTGTAAGTGAAGAAAAGAAATCACCAAATCCAGATATATTGCCTGTTGCTGGCGCAGGTCAATGGGGAACAGATACATTACGGCAAAATTATCAGAACGGAACTCCAGGCCAAGAAATTAAACGATTTAAGGATTATAGCAAGCATAAGTAATTAATACACAATGAGGTTGTTATGAAAGATTTGATAATTGGTGGTGCAACAAACTATGATTGGAATATCCTAAAATATTGGGTAAATTCAATCAACAAATCAGGATTCCAAGGCGACAAGGTCCTGATTCTAATGAACTGCGACAAAGATACGGTAAAAAAAGTATCTGATGCGGGATTCAAAGTCGTAGGTTTTCAACAAGACTCTCAAGGCAATTTAACTTATCCACAAACTGGCCGGGCGCCACATGTGGAAAGATTTCTGCACATCTATAACTTCCTATCACAGAACGAATATCGGTATGTTGTTACTACCGATGTGAAAGATGTTGTCTTTCAACAAAATCCAATTGATTACATGGAAAAAGCTTTAACAGACGATAAAAATCTAATGTTTGCTTCTGAAAGCATGTATTACAAAGATGAACCATGGGGAAACGAAAATCTGCTTCAAACTTTTGGTGAATTCATTTACAGTAAATTTAAAGACAATGAAATTTATAATGTGGGTGTTCTTGCTGGTCGTGGTCATGCTGTTCGTGATTTGATTTGTAATATCTTTGTTTCTACACAAGGCAAACCAATTCCTATTTGTGACCAATCCACATTTAACTTTATGATTTCAATGTCGCCATATAAAGAAACCTCGGTGTATTTGCGGTCAGAAGATGCTTGGGCTGCACAACTTGGCACAACTGGAGATCCAACTAAGATTGAACAATTCAGACCATTTTTAATTGAAGCCGAGCCAAAAATAAATGATGATATTGTTACAACATCTACCGGGATACCCTTTACAATTGTTCATCAATATGATAGAATTCCTAATTGGAAAAAAATATTAGAGGCAAAATATGGCTAAAATTGCATTATGTATTACAGGTCAACCTCGTTGTGTAGAAAAAGGATATGAATACCATAAACAAAACATCATTAACAATAATGATGTAACTGTTTTTATACACACATGGGAATCACCAGAAACAAAAAAAGCTTTTGAACTTTATAAGCCTGAAGCGATGATGGTTGAAGAACCAATTAATCCAGACTTATCAAAATATACAAGAGTTCCTCCACCGCAACCTAATTGGAAAGTAAAAAATCCAGCGTTATCAACATATGCACAGTTATATGCTATTAAAAAATGTAATGAATTAAAAACCATTTATGAAGAAGAAAACTCTATTATTTTCGATTGGGTCATACGTTCTCGTTTTGATTTTGCTATCAATGCTACAATACCTTTTACTGAATTGGACAATAGTAAACTTTATATTCCAAATTGTCGCATGACACCACAAAGAGATTTTGGTAACGATCAATTTGCCTTTTCATCGTCAGAAAATATGAACAAATATGCAAAGGCTTTTGATTTTATTGATTATCACTATGATCGTGGTACTCAGATGATGTGTGAAGATTTGATGAGTGAAAATTGGAAACATTTTAATATGGTTGGAGAAAACTTGGTTTATTGTAATATTAATCATCCATTTCCACCAGGCCCATACAATGGCACATGGCACTCTTTACTGCGTGAGGATTTTGAACAATGGGCTCGTTAATTATTTGCATGGCTGGTCTAAACACCAGATTCCATGATGTTGGTTTTGATATGCCAAAGTATTTGTTACCTTGGCGTGGCAGCTGCATCATTCATTCAATTATTAATGAATTTCAAACAAGACATAAATTTGCAAATATAATATTGTTAGCAAACAAAAGGGACTTATATTTTAGAAAAAGTTTAGTTGATGCAATTAAACATATTGGTTTAGATGAAACTAATATTCACTATATTGGAGATACAAACGGTCAGGCGCATACTGCATACATTGGTTCTACTATTGCAAAAAGTAATGAACCAATTTTTGTTCATAATGCAGATACACATTTAACATTTAGAAATTTTAATCACATTATAGAAATGTTAAAAACAGCGGATGCTTTTGTAGATGTATTTGTTGCAAATAATCCTAAGTATTCATATGTAAAGAAAGAGGGAGATAGGGTCATAGAAATTGTAGAAAAGAATCCTATTTCTCCTTTTGCAAGTTCTGGTTTGTATTGTTTTAAGACGGCTGAACTATACCAAGAATACTTTAACAAATTACAAAAAGATTTTACCAAATCAGAGATGTATATTGCCGATGTTTTAGCTCTCATGTTGAATGATAGAAAACTTATTGTAACAAATGAATTGAACAACCGAGAAGAAACTATTGTTCTTGGTTCACCACAAGAATATGGATTAGAAATAGCAAAATGGTCAATAGTAGGCAGACAAAACTAAAAGGCGGTTCATTAAGTTCGACATACTTAATTGAACAGGACAATAAGAAATTCATACGAAAAACTGTATCTCTAACAGAGAACAGAGAATATGGTTATGTTCGCTGGTACTCTCAATTAAAAAAACTCCAACGATATAACACAGAATTTCCTAGGTTGTTTCCTAAAGTATTAAATGTATCTTATGAAAAAGAAGATGCATATTTTGATTTACAATACATGGATGGTTATTCTGACTTATACACCATTCTTTCTGGTCGTGATTTGTCTGAACATGAGTTAAAGAAAATTAACCATGCTTTATGGAATGCTTTCAAAGAATTGCATCGTATTGATTATGTGCCAAATTCTGGTGCAGCTTTACTTTATTTCAAAGAAGAAATTGAACAAAAACTTATCGATGCAAATAAGTTCGATGAGTTTAATAAATTCTATTCTCATGGAACATATGAATTAAATGGTGAAATTGTTCATGGCATTACCAATTTTATGGATGAATTGAGAAACTTTTTTACAGAAATGAATTTGATCAACGAAGAATGTATTCATGGCAATCCAACATTAGAAAATACATTATATTCTTTTGTTGACGATATGGTTGTGTTTGTTGACCCATATGAAGAAAGTATCATTGACAGTAGATTTTTAGATTATTCGATGGTGTTACAAAGTTCACACAGCTTATACGAACACTTCAATAATCAACCAATCAATGTAGAAAATTCCAAAGTTTGGTGTAATGATATTCAACCATCAGATAATTTTAGACAGTTCAATGAGTTATTTACTTCTGAATTGGTGGAATCAAGAACAAAGAAAATTGTAGATGTTTTAGAAGCAACACAATTTATTCGTATGTTGCCATTCAAGTGTGCAGCTGGTAATTACGACCACGCTAAGTATTTCTATCTTCATGCCTGTAAACTATTCAGTAAGATTTTTATATGAACGATTTGTTAATTGATTTTAATAATTCAAAGAGAACATGGCAAGTTAATGCTACTTTGCCTGTATCTTTTACAATACATTATTCAAACAATGTATTTGATCCGGCCAATCACGATTTGATATCCTATGGAACAGGTGATCGTAGAATTGTTGTTGTAGATAAGAATGTATATAAATTATATTGTGAAAAAATATCGAACTACTTTAAAACTTTAAAAATTGATTGTCGTTTATACATCATTGATGCAACTGAAGCCAATAAAGATTGGCAACACACCAATGAAATATTACGGTTTTTTGAAGATGAAGGCGTTTTACGCCGAGAGCCAGTAATTGTAATTGGTGGCGGTGTCTTACTTGATTTGGTTGGTTTTTGTTGCAGTATCTATCGCCGTGGCATTCCATATATCAAAGTGCCAACAACTCTTTTAGCAATTGTAGATGCCTCAGTTGGTGTAAAAGTAGCTGCGAATCATTTTGAAAGGCGTAATCGTATTGGTGCTTATTATCCACCAATTGCAACTCTCATAGATAAAAAGTTTATTAAAACGCAAGACGAAAGAGAAATCATAAACGGCATTGCAGAAATTTTTAAACTTGCAGTTATCAAATCTAAAGAATTATTTGTGTTATTGGAAGAAAATTATGATCAACTTATCAATGAGAAGTTTCAGTTTGGTGCTGTTCCTGTTCGTGTTATTAATCTTGCCATTTCTGATATGATCGATGAGTTGGCACCAAATCTATGGGAGAAAAAGTTAGACCGCTGTGTAGATTATGGCCACACTTTTAGTCCAATTATAGAAATGGCAAATATACCAAACTTATTACACGGTGAAGCGGTTGTACTAGATTGTTTATTTTCTGCTTGTATTTCATATAGCCGTGGGCATATCAATAGAGAAATCGCCAAGCGCATTTTCAATGTTGCAGGAAAGTTAAGATTACCTACTTTTCATAACGATTTTACCAATATAGACTTGCTTAAAAAGTCATTATCTGATACAATGAAGCATCGCAACGGTAATCAATATATTCCTATACCGATTGATATTGGCAATTATAAATTTATAAACGATTTGACTGACAAAGATATAGAAAAAGCAATAGCAATTTTTGAAGAATTATGAAAACAGCATTTATAACTGGAACAACGAGTGGTGTAGGCCTAGAAATCGCAAAACATCTAATCGAAATTGGTTGGAAAGTTTATGGTATGTCTAGAACTCCTTCAGTTATTAAACATCATTACTATCGTCATTTAGAATGTGATATTACTAACGCTGATTTAATTAAAGTATTGGTTCAGTATGACGTTAAAGATGAAATTGATTTATTAATTAATAACTCAGCTGACTTTGAATATATTGATTTTGAGAATACAGAATTAAATGTAATCGATAGAATTATTGATACCAATTTGAAAGGATCAATTTATGTCACCAAATATCTATTGCCTTTAATGAAAGAACCAAGTAGGATAATCTTTATCAATTCTGTAGCAGGTTTAGAAGAATTAGAAAATCAATCTATTTACTGTGCTTCAAAGCATGGCCTTACAGGATTTGCTGGTGTGTTAAGTAAAGAATTACAGAAAAGAAAAATAAAAGTTACGAGTATTCATCCTGGAGGTATTAATACTTCATTATGGAGTGGTTCTGATTTTCACGATGATTTGACAAAACTTTTAGATCCAAAAGAAATTGCTAAACTTATTGCATTTATTTGTGATAGTCAGCAAAATGTAGAATATAAAACAATTAAACTTTTTCCGGATATAGAATGGCATCAATAATTCCTGATAAAAATTTGTTTATTGTAACATCTGCTTTAAATTCAAAAAGAGGAGTCGTTAACAGTAATCAAAGATTAAAACAAACGGTCGAATCATTACTTAATTTAAAACAAAAGGTACCTAATGCAGTTTTACTTCTTGTGGATGGTTCTCCTGATCCAATACCAGAAGAAACTAAAAAAATAATTAGTCAATACTGCCAATGTATTTGGTTTGGTCAACATCCAGATATAAATGCAATGTCTTCGGTTGGCCGTCAAAGTGAAGCTGAATTTTGTTTGTTATTTAATGTTTTTTGTTTATTTAAACAAAATGTTGAATTTATGAAGTTTTTATATGAAGTTAAGAGAATTTTTAAATTTTCAGCAAGAAGTTTTTTAGAAGATGATTTTGATGTTGATGAATATAATGGTCTTTTTGGTAAATATGTGTTTAAAAAACCTTTGCCATCATGGATGCCAGAAGAAAGAAAAAAACATATAACTGATTGCCTCTATATTACAAGAATGTATTCTTTTTGTCCATCTTTGTTAGATAATTATTTACAATTAATTGAACCAATGTTAAATAGTGTTGTAAAATACGGAATCGATTTTGAACATGCTCATCATCTTTGCTTAGACAAAAAACATATTGTTGAATTTGATAGAATAAAATGTTCTGGAATTGTTTCAAATTCTGGTCAATTGGAGAGATATTAAAATGATCAATGAATTTGATTATGAAAATTTACAAAAAACATTTAAAAATTCAGAACCATTTTCACATTGTATAATTGATAATTTTTTTGAAAAAGAGATTGCTTTAAAATTAGCTTTGGAATTTCCTGATTATGATGATGCCCTTTGGTCGATTTATGATAACCCAATTGAAAACAAAAGAGCTTCTTCTAACTGGAATTTATTTCCAAAAACAACTTATCAAATTTTTTCTCTAATGAATAGCGATGTATTTTTAGAAAAAATTAAAAAAATTACAGGAATCAATAATCTAATTGCTGATTATGGTTTACATGGCGGAGGATGGCATATGCACGGCCGAAATGGTAAATTAAATATACACAAAGATTATTCAATTCATCCAAAGTTAAAAATGGAGAGAAGAATTAATATTATTATGTATATGACCCCCAACTGGCAAAATGAATGGGGTGGAGGATTAGAATTTTGGTCAAACGATGAAGAAAAAAAATTACCAAAAAATTGTATTAAACGAATTTCAAATGAATTTAACCGAGCTGTAATTTTTGATACCACTCAAAATTCTTGGCATGGTCTTCCTGATTCAATTAATTGTCCTGAAGGAATATATAGAAAATCTTTAGCAATATACTATGTTTCTTCTCCAAGAGAAGAAGCTGAAAAACACGATAGAGCTCTTTTTGCTCCACACAAGGAGCAAATCAACGACTCAAAAATAATAGAGTTAATTAAAAAAAGAGCAAATTCTGAAACCTCTAGTGAAGTTTATCGTATATAAAATGACAATAATACCAACCAGAAATTTATTCATTATCACTTCAGCTTTAAATGCTAAAATTGGCACTATTGGAGAAAAAGAACGATTGGAACAAACTATTGCAACATTGGATAATCTTAGAGATAAAGTTCCCGATGCAGCTGTTCTTTTTGTTGACGGTTCACCAGAAAATGTACCAAAAGAAACGAAAGAACTGATCAATAAATATTGCGAAGCTCTTTGGTTTAGCAGCCATCCAGAAATTAAATCTTTTGCTTTGGCCGGCAGAAAAAATGAAGCCGAACTTTTATTGTTACTAAACACACTTATACAATTCAAAAACAATCCTGAATTGATGGGTTTTTTACACGGAGTTAAAAGAATATTTAAGTTTTCTGCAAGATCATTATTAGAAGATGATTTTGATATTACTGAATATAATAACAAATTTGGAAAATATGTTTTTAAAAAATCACTACCATCATGGATGCCAGAAGAAAGAAAAAGAACTATTACGGACCATCTGTACATCACACGGATGTATTCTTTTTGTCCATCTTTGTTGGATAATTATTTACAAACAATAGGACCAATGATAAGTAATGTTATGTCACATGGCATTGATACAGAACATGCTCATTATTTGTGTTTAGACAAAAAACATATTGTTGAATTTGATAGAATAAAATGTTTTGGCATTATTGCTGGTACATATGAAAAGGAGAGATATTAATGGAATTGTGGAATTATTTTACAACAAATAAAGGCAAAAAAATTACAAAATGGAAACATTATTTTCCAATTTACGAGAAGCATTTTTCTCCAATCCGTAATAAATCAATTAAGATATTAGAAATTGGTATTTTAAACGGAGGATCTTTAGAAATGTGGCGTTATTATTTTCCAGAAGCCATAATTGTTGGTATAGATATTAATCCATTATGTAAACAACACGAACAAGAACGTATCAATATTCGTATTGGCGATCAAACAGATGAGAAATTTTTACAAAGTTTAATTGAAGAATTTGGTGAGTTTGATTTGATTATTGATGATGGATCACATCATGTTGCTCATGTAAATAAAACCTTTCAATTTTTATTTCCAAAAATGGCAGACAACGGCATCTATTTTATTGAAGATACTCATGCAGCATATTGGGATTCTCATGGTGGAAGTATTAAAGAACCGGAATCAATTAATAATGTCGCAAAGGGAATGATCGATAGTATTAATGCAGATCATGCTAGGGGTCAGAAAGAGCCTGATTATTTCACTCGTAATGTTAAGTGCATGTCTGTTTACGATTCTATCGTTGTTTTTGATAAAGGCAATATTGGCGAAAAGATTCCTATGGAGATAGGAATGTCAAGAACAGTCATGCAACCAGACTCGGTTCCTAAAATGCATGGTGGTTTTGTTACATTTAGAACAGATTAAACCGTATAAATAGCATATCAATGTAACGCTGTAGAGGCGGGAGAGATATGAAATTTAGCGATTTTCTGCTAGAGCAGAAAGAAAAACATGCAGTAATGGCCTTTGGGCGTATGAACCCAATTACAGTTGGCCATGAAAAACTTGTCAATAAAGTACAAGAAATTGCCAAAAAAGTTGGTGGTTCTGCACATATCGTTGTTTCGCACTCACAAGATCCAAAGAAAAATCCTCTTTCTCCCGCACAAAAACTCAAGCATGCTAAGCGTGCTTTTCCTGGCGTCAATGTATCTTCATCTGACGCATCTGCACCAAATTTCTTAGCACAAGCCGCAAAGTTACACAAACAAGGTGTAACAAATTTCCACATGGTTGGCGGCTCAGACCGTGCCGATGAATATCATAAACTTCTACACAAATATAATGGCGTAAAAGGACCACATGGTTCTTATAACTTTAAACACATTGAAGTTCATTCTGCCGGTGAGCGTGATCCAGATGCCGAAGGTGTAGAAGGTATGTCAGCAAGCAAAATGCGTGAGCATGCTTCAAATGGCAATTACAAAGAATTTCGCAAAGGTGTTCCTTCAGCGATGACTGATGCTCACGCAAAAGAAATGTTTAACCATGTTCGCAAAGGCATGGGAATGAACGAAGATGTAAACGAAGATTTTCAAGAATTGCTTATTGAAGGTGTGCATGATAAGGCTATTTTCAAAGCAGTTTTTTTAGCAGGTGGTCCTGGTTCTGGTAAAGATTATGTTCTTAGCAACACACTCGATGGTCACGGTCTTACAGAAATCAATTCAGATAAAGCTTTAGAGTTTTTGATGGACAAAGAAGGTCTTGACAAAACAATGCCTGAAGCTGAAAAAGAAAAGCGTGATGTTGTTCGTGGTAAAGCCAAAAATATGACTGAGTTGCGTCAGCGTTTAGCATTGATGGGTCGTAATGGTCTTATCATTAACGGCACAGGTGATGACCATGAAAAGATTGGTCGCATTAAAGACCGCTTAGAAGAAATTGGTTACGATACTTCAATGATTATGGTGAATACAAATGATGAAGTATCAGCACAAAGAAATGTTGAAAGAGGACAACGTGGCGGTAGAACAGTACCAGAAGATATTCGCCGTCAAAAATGGGAAGCAGTTCAGAACGCAAGACCAGAATTAGCAAAAATGTTTGGTGATCGTTATGTTGAATTTGATAACTCAGAAGATTTAAGAGCGGCCGCACCGGATGTTGTTAAAGCTAAAAAAGATGAAATGACAGAGTTGTTTAAAAATATCCAACAATTCGTAGCAGATCCACCAAAATCAGAAGCGGCATCTTTATGGGTTGCACATGAATTAGATTTGTCAGATAAATTGCCTGTACCAAAAGAAGGTGCTGAAATGCCACCACATCCAGGTTCTGGAGCTGCTGAAGAAGCTAGAAAATTAGGATTAACTTATTATGGATTTGGCCGCTACGGTAAAAATGGTAAAGTTACATATCGTTCTATCCATGATAAACTTGTTGAGGTACAGAGAGAAGAACCACAGCAACCAAATATTCCTGTATCGAGTTCTTCTGGTGCACCAAAGAAAGGTGTCAATGAAGAATTTGAAGAAGTATTCACCGAAGATTTGCGCCAATGGTTTGATCCAAAACATCCAAAAGGTGGATGGAAAAGAATCAACAGCAAAGGCGAAGCAATTGGTCCATGTGCTCGTGAACCAGGCGAAGCAAAACCAAAATGTATGTCGAATGAAAAGCGTGCTAAGTTGAGTAAGAAAGAACGAGCATCTGCTGTTTCTGCCAAACGCCGACATGATCCAAATCCAGAGCGTAAAGGTGCACCAATTAATGTATCTAACTTTGGCAAAGGTAAATTATCAGAATCATATCAGTTGTCCGATTCTTCATCATTAAACCTCTTATTGCTTGGTACACGAATCGATGAGATTGAATTAGAAGAAGAAAAGAAAAAAGAAATTAAACTTCTAAAAGATAAAAGTGGTAAAGTAAGAACATTTATGCTTCGTGCTGCAGCTGCAAGAGAAGCACATACAAGTAATGGTACAGTCATGCCTTATAAAAATGGCTATGTTATTAAATTAAATGAGGAGAATGAAGATGTTGAACCTAATCAAAAACCTTTTTGGCAAATCAGAGAGTCAAACTCATCCGCTAGACGGATCAACCAGAGTAGCACAGGAGAGAGCAGACAACTTATCTCAGAAGGTTACACCGAGCTTACCAGCGCCAACGAATACGCCAAAGGCACAGGCACCGAAATCCAAGGCACCAACAAAGAAACCCCAACCACAAAAATCACGCTTGGGCAAATCCGCTCCCGCCAAAAAGAAAAAGTAAAAGAATCAATTGACAAAGGCATTGAACCTGGTTTATCAATGTCGGCAGGTGGAGAAAATGCACAGAGGCCGTCATTGAAAACAAAACAAAATAAAAAACCATTTGAAGAAGCAATTGGTGCTGGTGGTGAAGATGCTACATCAATGAGTGATTTTAATGATAATGTATTGAAACAAAAAGGTATCAACATTAAAACATTTAAAGCTAAAAGGCCAATAGGATGAAATCTTTTAAATCATTTATCACAGAAGAAGCCTTAGATGAAGTTGCTGCATGGCAACGCAAAGAAGGTAAATCTGAATCTGGCGGTTTGAATCGTAAAGGTATTGAATCATATCGCCGTGAGAATCCAGGTTCAAAACTTTCTATGGCAGTTACAACAAAGCCAAGCAAATTGAAGCCAGGTTCAAAGGCAGCAAATCGCCGTAAATCATTCTGCGCTCGTATGGGTGGTATGAAGAAGCGTTTAACATCAGCAAAAACTGCCAATGATCCAGATAGCCGTATCAACAAAGCATTAAGAAAGTGGAATTGTTAATGTTAATAAAAGTTTTAGGCAATGAATTTCCTCTTAGAGCATCCTCTAACACAACAGTTAATAATGCTGTTGTGGTTAGATTAGTTCATACTGGCGCACAAGAACACAAAATTATTATTGCAGATGGCGCAGGATCAAATGTAGGAACCTTTACAATGTTAAACAATTCAGAAATAATATTAGAAAAAAAAATAACAGAAACATTACAATTGGATGCTGGATCAGATGTTTTAGCAGTATCAATTGCGTATAAAAATTAAAACACTAGGAGAAAAAAATGCAATTTGACAACCAAAAAACAAGAAATGTCGCAGATGTAGTTGCCAAGATTTTGGCTGGCGAATCTGCAAAGCAGGAACCAAAAATGTTGGAAGAAGGATTAAAAGGCAATCAACACAAAATTGATGCCAACAAAAACAACAAGGTTGATGCTCACGACTTCAAACTTCTTCGTGCTAAAAAAGAAGTAAAGAAAGAAGAAGTTGAGCAAGAAGAAGAAAAATCAATGACTTTTTCTGAAATGCTTGCTGCATATAAGGAACATGGTCTTGCCGTAATTGCTGAAGAGCCTACAGAAGAAGAATTTAATGATGAAATTAAAAAGGCTCAGGCAAAATCTGAAGGTAAAGATAAAGCTGATGTTGCCAAAGCTTCAGTTCAGGCAGTAAAACAAGAAGAAATTGAAGTTCTTGATGCTGATGTAATCAATGGTGTAGAAGAAGTTACCATTGATGAGCGCACACTTACAGAACCAGAATCAAAGAAAAAAGAAGAAATTGTTAAATCAATGAAGAAAAAAATGTCTGGTTTCAAAGAGCGTTATGGCGAGCGTGCAAAAAATGTAATGCATGCTACTGCCACAAAAATGGCAAAGAAAGACTGAAATGAAAACCATTTTTCAATTGCGTGAACGGTGTTGGCCTGGTTACAAACCAACACCAGGTAAAAAAGCATATGCTAAAGGGTCTTGTGTCAAAGAAGCAAATGCAACCGCAATTGCAGCTGCTACTGCCATTTCTAAGAAAAAATCTGGTAATTATGATAAAGAAGGAATGAGGAAAACTCCTTACAAAAATCCTGATCATCCAAAAGCTAAAAGTAACGAAGAACGCCGTAAAGAATTAAGAAAAGAAGATATTGATGGCACTACAGAACAAGTAGCCGGTTCAGCGCAATCAACATTAACTGATAAACCAAATAGAGAACCTATGAAAACATATAAACAAAAAAATATCACAGAGTTATCTACCAACTTGTTAGCCCGTTATAAAGAAAAGGCGGCTGCTGATTCTGCTAAGGCCGATAAAGAAGGTAATACTACAAAGGCCGACAAACGATTTTCTGGTGTAGTTAAAGCAACCACTAAGCAGTTTGATAATTTTAAGAAAAAAGGTTTTAGTGAGGAAGATACTACTAAAAAGCCTGAAGGTTTTAAATCACTAAAACCAAAAGAGAGTGAGCATGAAACCTACTATAAGTTTATAGCAGGCAAAGCTAAACTCGGTAAGCCACTTTCAACCAAAGAGAGAAGTTTTGCTCAGTCATATAAAATGGCCAGAGAAGAAACAGAACAGATTGCTGAAATCTCAGCACAAGCACATAAAGAGTATCAATCAGCTGCAAGAAAAGACATTAAAGCAAATCTAAAGCATATTCACGGTGAGTATGGTGATATTGCTAAGAACATCGTAAATCGCCGAATGAAAGGTTTAGCCATGTCAAACGCAATGACAAAACTGAAAAAAGAAGAAGTAGAACAAATTGATGAAAAGAATGTACCAACATCACCAGAGAAATGGGCACAAGCAAAATCACAAGCAAAGGCCAAGTTTGATGTTTACCCTTCAGCATATGCTAATGGCTGGGCTGCAAAGAAATACAAGGCCATGGGTGGTGGTTGGAAATCTGTAAGTGAAGCAGTTAAAGATAAATTTGATATTGGTGAATATGACCAAGAAGGTGATATGGCCAAATCAGATTTGCGCTCAATTATGGCAAATTCAAAGAAATTACACGACATGATTGAAGATGCGGATAATCTTCCAGAATGGTGTCAGAACAAAATTACTTTAGCAGAAGATTATATTTCTACTGTTGCCAATTACCTAACTGCTGAAATGAATGAAGAAGTTGAGCAGATTGATGAGTTAAAAAAATCTACTCTTGCTTCTTATGCCACAAAAGCTACCGATGATGCAAAAAACAAAAAAGATGCAGCGACCAGTTATGCCGCACAGATGAAAGGTTATTCTTCAAAAGGTATGCAAAAGAGCGTAAAGGCCGATAAAAGAATTGAAGGCGTAAAAGGTGCCATCAAACGCCTTGCAAAAGAAGCAAAAGAAGATTTACCATTTACACCAGATAAACCAAAGAAACAGAGTGTAGTTGCTGGCAAATATGGTAAAGAATATTCTACAGCACGCCATCTTGCTCGTACGGCCATGCAAAAACAAGCAGAAAAGATGAAGAAAGCACCTATCAAAGAAGAATCACGAAAGGCTGCAATCGTTAAAGATATTATGAAGAAGAAAAAGGGTTCTGAAGATGCCTTTCAGAAAGAACCGGAGTTATCATCTACATTAACAAAAGTACAATAGTGAGTGCAGGCATAAATACATTATCAAATTTTAATTCTTAGGAGAGAAACAATGTCACTTTGGGGAAATTTAGATGCCGCAAATAATGCACCAAAATTTGGTCCTACAGGCGGTTTAGGTTTAACAGCAAACACCCAAGCACTTTTTGGAAACACAACAGTTGCTACAACAAGAACAACAGTTGGTGTTCCAGGTATGGCCATTGGTGTTTTTGGTGTTGATGCTGCAGAAGAATCAGCAACTTCAACTGCAAACACAGCTGGAAGTCATGCGGGTTGGGTACTTCGTAAAGTAGGCACAGGTGGTCGTGCAGGTCGTATTCATAATGAAACACTTGTTGCTATGGGTTCTATGCGTGGTGATGCATCTGATGATGCTACTATGGGTGATACTTAATGCGCTTTAAGCAATTCATGGAAGAATTGACCAGTATTGAATCTGGTCAAGCAATCGAAGCACATGAACCTACGGGTGAAGGATCGTCAGCTATTGACAACCCTAAAATTCGTATGGAAATAAACTATCGATTGACAAATGAATTGTATAGCAGTTTTCTCTCTCCTGAAGGCGGTATACAAGCAATTCGTAAAGTGCTGCATCGTTTTGGTTTTGACATGCCAGCACTTTACGATGCTAACCCGGAAGGAGATGAAGTTGCTTTTGAAATAGAGCAATTTGGCCAAGAAAATTTAGCATCAAACATTTATATTTTATATTATCTCACCGATGAAGGTCATTATGAGTTTTTTGCTGAAGTAGGCGATGATGCGAGAATGGATGAACTTTTATCAGATGGTGAGGAGGAAGACGAAGAAGAACAAGTATAATGTCTTTTGAAGATTTGACGAATGAAAACATAATGATGTATGCGATGAAAGCTTATGATAAGCCAAATTGCATAATGAGTGAATTCAGAGAAGATATGAAACGATTTAATTACCTCAAAAGGTTATTTAAACGGTACCGTAAACTAGGTGAATTAAGAGAGCAGTTAGTTATTAATCACTTGGTGGTTTTAAACAATGTCTTTGGTCCTGAAGTTGCAACACGATTATTATTTTTTAAGATGGCGAAAGATGATTATTCAGCACTCAAAACATATCTTTTGTTTTTGAGTTGCATGCCTGAGGTAATAAGAAGTATTAAAGGGCAAGATATATTTTCTTCAGATATTCCAGTAGATATGATCATAGCACAGGAATTAAGAAAAATAAAATGATGAAAAACAATACAGCTAGAACAAGATTGCTAAGTGGTTTAAAAAAAGGTGGTTATGATGCTACAGAGCGTCAAAACTACTGGAAAGCTGAGCAAGAAAAACTTAAAGCCGAACACGAAAAGCTTACAAAAGATATTGAAGCACGAAAATTAAAAGAAGATACACCGGCTCACGATGAATTTAAAAGAGCTATAGGTCTTGGTTCTTATGGTGATTTTGTAAAAAAACATGGTGTAGCAAAAACACAATCAGTAGTATCATCTTTGAAAAAAGAAAGAGATACACTACGCTCACATAAACAAGATTGGGCAGGACCAAAACATGTTCAGCACCACGATTTCGCTATTCGTGGCCTACAAAGAGCAATGGGTGAAGATGTAGGTATGGTTGGCGGATCACCAGTAAATAATGTTGGTGATGGAGAAATTGCTGGCATAGGTGTTGGCAAACAAGGCGAACCAGGTGTAAGCCTCCGCAATAAGAAAAAGGTTGTTCCTTTTGCTGTGTTTATTCGAAAGCCTCAAGATAAATGATACTATGGTTATTGAACTCATGGATTAGTTACATTGTTCACGCTGCATTAATTGCAGGTGTCATTGGTACTTTCTTTGGTTCAATAGTCGCAAGAATTCCAGTAATTAGTGGTTATGGTGCAATTGTTAAAACAATTGCGTTACCACTTCTTATCGTTGCCATATTTGCTGAAGGTTATTTGTTCGCATCTAAATCTTGGATCGAAGAAGCCAAGAAGTTTGAAGAAAAAGTAAAAGTTGCAGAACAAAAAGCCAAAGATGCCAATGACAAATTAGGTCAGGCACTTACAGATAAAAACAATTCAATTAAGCAACAACAAGTTGTAATACAAGAAAAAATTAAAGAAGTTCAGGTGAAAGTAAATGCTGAGTGCAAGATTTCACCTGATGTAGTAAAAATACTTAACGATGCAGCAAAAGTGAAATGAAATATACCATACTATTAATGCCTTTGTTGTTGACTGGTTGTTTTAAATCCATACCAGTTAAAATGAGTTTTCCAGATGCGCCAGCCGAAATGAAGGTTTCGTGTCCAAGTTTAAAAGAAGTAAAAGATAATGCGGAGATGAGTGATATTTTACAAGTGGTTGCGGCTAATTATGGTGCATATCACGAATGTAAAAATAAATTAGATGCATGGATTGAATGGCATAAACAACAAAAACAAATAAGTGATAGTGTAAAATGAGAAAACTAATCGCAGTTGCAATCATTTCAACCTCATTATCAGGTTGTGCATTGTGGGATGCTTATATGATGGCAGGTTATGATACCACAGAATATGCATTGGTCAATCGTATTAAGACCCAAGCAGATTTATACGCTGAAGATTGTAAAGATAATAGTAAGTCAAAACAGAATTTAGATAGTTTGTATTTTACCACAATTGAACTGAAGAATTTTGCTACAAACATTCCTCGTAATGAAGATACTACCAAACTAGCAGGTAATTTGGTAGAACTTGCTAAACAAGGAAAGGAATTGTATGTTAAAAGTCCTACTGTATCTGAAACTTTTTGCAAACTCAAGTTACAACAAATTGGTCGCTCTGCTGAAGTGGCCCAAAAAGTCATAGGGAAGAAACCACGATGAATTACTTACAACAAATAGCACAATCATACGAAGATTACACTGCCGCATATAGTGCAGGTCAATTAAATGCAGCAGAATATAAATCTTTATTGGAAGGTTTAGAAGTAGAAAAGGCAGTATCAATGAATGCCGAAGAATTACAATATAAAGAACAATTAAACACGGCTATTAATGCCGCAATTTCAGCAGCGAGTGTGTTAGCATGACAGAGATTACATTAGATCAATTAAAACAATTACTGCCTAAAAATCCATATGTTCAGCATTGGCATAATGCCCTTGCTCAACTATTACCTGATTATGAGATCAATACACCAAATCGTATTGCGGCCTTTATTGCACAATGCGCTCACGAATCTGGTGGTTTCACGGCATTGAAAGAGAATTTAAATTATCGTGCTGCATCGTTGCGTAAACTATTTCCAAAGTATTTTCCGACCGATGAGTTAGCAAACGATTATGCTTCAAGACCAAACAAACAAGAAGCAATTGCGAACCGCATCTACGCTAGTCGTATGGGAAATGGTGACGAAGCTTCAGGTGATGGTTTCAGATATTGTGGCCGTGGTCTGATTCAGCTGACAGGTAAAAGCAATTACGAAAACTTTGCGATGAGTATTGAAACGCCTGTTGAACAGATTCCTGAGTATCTTGCTACATTTGAAGGTGCTGCACAATCTGCCTGTTGGTTCTGGGAAACAAACAATCTCAATAAGTGGGCCGATACAGGAGATATTAAAGAATTGACAAGAAGAATCAATGGTGGTTATATTGGTTTAGAAGATAGAATTAAACACTATGAACATGCACTTCATGTAATGGGTGGTCACTAATGAAGTGGTATCACAGCATGCTTACAGATGGTACTGATGAAGGTATCAGTAGCAAAAGAGTTGTTACACTACTCGCATTTGTATTGTGTGCTGCAGGTTTTATTGGTGACTTAATTTGGAATTTAGATGTGAAAGATACCATCTATGAAGGTATGATGTATATTGCGATTGCAGGTTTAGGTTTTACCGCATCAGAAAAATTTGCTAAAAAGGAACAAAAATGAAATCACTTATTTTTATCGCAGGCTTAGTATTTGCAGTTTCGGCAACGGCTGAGGCCGAAATTAAAAGAGTATGTAAAGACAAAGTTGACAAAGCAGGTAAAGTTGTAAATGGTAAAGATGGCAAACCAGTACAAGAATGTAAAGATATTAAAGTCCATAAAAAATTAGAAGGCACCAAGGTTCCAGAAAAGAAGTAAATGTATCCCGAAGAACAAAAGTTACATGAAGTTGAATTAAAGATAGGTCTGCTTGGCAAAGATGTTGAGCAGACCGACCGTCTTTGCGAAAAGCTTTCTGAATCAATTGAAAAGTTACAGGAAGTAAATGTAAACATAATGAGGATGATAACTTTACATGAACAAAGACACGAACAACACGAAAAAGTAGAAGAAGAAGTGAAAAACGATATTAGAGATTTACACGACCGTATTGATCAAGTAGAAAGGCACATTTCCGAAAGAATTGATGCCCTTCGTATTGATTTGATAAAACATAAAAATGATGATGCAGGAACAAAACTGCCACAAGTATTGTCAGAGATAGACAAATATAAATTTGCCATTGTGGCAGTAGCTGTAAGTGTTGGATGGATTCTTGGTAATGTCAACTTAGGTGTTTTAGGCACACTAATCAAGTAGTATTGACTTTTTGTGAGTTTTATGTTATGATTATATTATGTCACTACCAATTGATACAAAGTATTTACGATTAGTTTCTTCTCGCTTGCGTAACTTCAAGCAGAAGAATAGTAATTTGTTCAACTTCTCTTGCCCATATTGCGGCGATAGTCAGAAGAACAAATCCAAAGCCCGAGGTTATGTCTTTTCAAAAGGTAACGACCTCATCTTTAAATGCCATAACTGTGGAGTAGGCGCAAATGTTGGTAACTTCCTCAAGCATATTGATTCCTCATTATACCGAGAATACACTCTGGAAAAGTATAAGACAGGTGAATCCAATAACTCCTATTCAGCAAACACAATCCTCAACATACAACCGCCCAAATTTGGCCGAGTTGAGAAAGCAAAGGTATTTGAACACGCAGAGTGGGTTGACAAATTACCAAGTGGACATTATTGTTTAGACTATTGTATAAAAAGACAGATACCATCTAAACTATACAGTAAATTATTATTCACTCAGCACTACAAACAATTCATAGATGTTTTAATACCAAATCACGGTAAGCAGTTAGTTGATGATGCTCGCCTTGTAATTCCTTTCTATGATGAGTACGATGATTTAATTGCTGTATCAGGTCGTGCGCTAGAAACAAATGACAAAACACTACGATATGTCACGCTTCGCACAAATGAGAATGAGAACAAGTTGATTTATGGTATGGATCGTATAGACCTTAAGCAACCAGTAAAGATTGTAGAAGGCCCTATCGATTCAATGTTTCTTGCCAATTGTGTGGCCAGTGGTGATGCCAACTTGTCCATTGTATCAGATGAAATTTCAGCAGATGAAAAGTTATTAATTTTTGATAATGAACCACGCAATAAAGAAATCGTAAAGATGATGCAAGATGCGATCAAATCAGGTCACAATGTCGTAATTTGGCCAAGCAACACCCAAGGCAAAGACATAAATGAAATGATTATTGCTGGAAAAAGTGTGGATGAGATAGAAAGAATTATAAGTAGTAACTCCTTCAGAAGTATCGAAGCGCAGTTAAGATTCAACATGTGGAAGAAAATATGAATGTGAAATTGATTAGTT